TTCCAATCGTTTTTCGTTACGAAAGTCTCCTACTCGTTGATCTTTGCTACCTGGGCAGGGTTCTATTTTTATACTCTCCTTTTCTTTCGGAATATCGGGAATCTCAGGTGTCCTAGGTTCTGGAATATTAGCGTTATTAACAGGCTTTTCTTTTTTCTGCTCTACAATTTCAATTCTTCTCCTATCATAATTTATTGGAACGAAAGAAGGTATTTTACCTTCTGGACAATCATAAAACGCACCATTTACATCGTCTTCAATTATTTGTGTATTTTTCACTGTTGCATCTCTATGAGTTTTGACGCATCCAGGTAAATTTAAATTTGGTAAAGGTACATTTAATATTGGTAATGGAGTAGAAATATAAGTATTGACATTGATCTGTGGGATCTCTGGTATTTTTATCTCACGAATCTCCATCAATCGTAAGCATCTCTTGGTAAATAAACTTCGACAAAAGAATTACATTTAGGACAGGAAAGATTAGTAACCATGCTATATTCTCCAGACATTAATGGATAATCCTCGCCATCCATATCGTGATCTCCACCCCAGATCAGTTCAGTTTTACAATGCCAGCAGTTCATTTCTTAGGGATAGGAATAGAAGGACCAGATATATCAGGCATTGCGTTGTCTAACACTTTAGGCATTAATGTTTGTACATTTGCCATAATATCGTTCATAACTTTTGCTTTAAACTGCTCTGATGTGAAGTATTTATAAGCAAAGTACGTTCCACCACTCATGGAAGCTACCATAAGAAAAGAAACAATGCTAAGAACATTAGCAATTTTTTGAAACATGATTAAATTTGCAATTTTAAAAGCACTATCTTTTTCAAGTGTGCTTGTATTACTGCTTATTCTAGCCCTATCACCTCTGTACGTCACTATGGGCTTAATGACAAGACAAATGCAGGAATCTACTCGTTAGGATCTTCTGGATATTGAGTCATATTAAAAGTAACAACCTCATCTTTTTCTGTTGTACTATAAAGAGTCACTAAAGCTGCCGTATCAGAACAAGCATCAATTTCTTTTTCACGAGTGTCACAAGCTGTTCTTATAGCATTACGATAAGTTTTAATCGCTGTAGGAATTGCAGTAGATTTTTCTGCTTTCCTTACAACGTACCAATCATATTTTGCTAGCAAACTACCAGCAGTTGCCTTTTCCTGTAACTTCAATATAGATTTAACACCTAAAGTTTTTATTTCTTTTCCATCTATTGTTTCTGTTTTATCATCAAGTTCTTTTGCAGTTCCATCACCCCAATAAAAACGTGAGTCATAAGTTGGAGCATCAGCAACTTCTGTAATACCAAGATCCTTCTTCTCTTTTGCTGTAGATAATCTTAACCAGTTAGCAGGGTACTGTATATCATTGTGGGTAAATGCCACATCAACAGCTAAAGGTTTTCCGTTTAATTTAAATGCCATATTTATATATTACCTTGCTCTTGCATTTTTGAAAGGAGATTCTGCAAAAGCATAGTAAAAGTATGTACGACCACTTCCATTTCTTGTATTACTATTATGTCTTAATTTAAAACCATTTGCAGTGAAATCTACTAAATCAGCCACACCATCAGCTTGATTTTCATTTGGATATTGTACATTTCTTACAACATTATTAGGATCTCGTTGGTTGTCATATACAGACCAAAATGAAGTATGACTTGAAGATTTCATTATGAGATAACTGATTCTAAAACCTGTATAGACAAAAGTACCATCAGTAGATCCGTTGCCTACATACGATCCAAATTTACTAAAACCTTCAACTTCATTAAAACAATAATTTATTTTACCTTCTCCACTTCTACTATATGTAACACTATCACTGATTGAAAAAACTGTTGATGTTGGTGCAGATAATGATGAATCTGTTTTTGCATTTTGTAAATTAAAATACATGTAATCTAAACTGCCATCAATCGCAGTAGTCATTACAACCCAAGAATATCCAACTCCATTGTTATTTTCAAAAGTATGATCTTTTGTAATTACTACTTTAGGGGCTATTCCTAATCCATGTCCAATAGTTTCAGCACTACCAGTTCCTACATAACGAACAATAGAAAAGCCTGCTGTTAGATTTTTCTTAACTTTTGATAAAGTCGATCCATCAAAATTAGTTGATCCTGTGGTGGAGTTTGTATTAGCCTGACCCCCCATTCCACTATGGTTTTGGCAATAATAATAAAGAGTAGGAGCAGAGGTAGCAACAGTAATAGTTGTTTTATAAGCACTATCGTCTTTAACAACACCAGTTGTATATTCTGAACCTCCACCATGAGTGCCATCTGATGTTGTTGAAAATCTAATTGGATGTGATTGTGCCGTACTATCTGACCAATCAAATACATATGTTCCTCCCTCTTCAAGATCAAGAGTTACCGCACTTTGAGCATATGTCGCACTATCCGCAGAATTTCTAAATCTATATTTATTACCAGAGTCAGAAACAACTACAACTTTAAAAGTTTTACTATCTGCATCACCAGCGTTCCAATTCCATGAAACATAGTCGCTACTATTAATATTAAAAACAGTTCCTAAGGTAAAACCATTATTAACAAAAGCTGTAACACCTGAGGATGTTGTTTCTTTATTATTTGTATCACTTCTAAGTCTTTTTGTAACCCCTCTCATACTGTCAAAAATACCATGACCTTCAGCAGCATTTCTTTTTATCCAAACCCAATCAGGAGTAAAATCTACTGTTGCAGAATTTGTTATTGAATGACTCGAAGTGCCATCACCTGTATATTTTATTGATCCAAAATGTTTAGTAGGTTTCAATATTGTTGGGTCGGATAAGTTTGCTGAACATAATGCTAAATGTCCTGCTGGTGGTGCATATTTGAAATCTCCTATGCCATTAGCATCTGTATTACCACCTGACGTTTCTTGTCCTTGAAAAGTACTGTCAGCACCAAAATTAAAAGTATTATTAAGACTACTAGAACTACCTCCACTACTGTTCGCCCAAGTAAAGAAATACTCTTGTAAAGATGTAAGTGTCGGTAAAGCTATAGTCCCTTGTAAAACGTTATCTTTATAAAATTTTACAGAATTATTATCGACATCAATAGCCATGGAAAGTATAACAGAATTTCCAGACCCGATATTATACCAACCTCCACCCGATACATTACTTTCGCCTGTTGCAACTATATTTCCATTAGAACTATCATAGTAAACAGTTGGAACTGTAAGGTATGCAGTATTCATCTGTATTTGACTTAACCCCATATATATTGAATGAAGATAATCCTCTTGATAACGTGCTTCCAAATACCATTTACCTGATTTAGGAATTGCAATAGTAGCTTGCGTTGATCTATTTCCAGCAGAATCATTATAATTATTAAATCTTAAATTACCTTGCGATAAGCCAGAATAATTAGTTAGAGGACTCATTACGGCAAAATTATTTGTTGGAGTATCAGGCATTGAATCGTAAACTGAAAGATTATTTGGTGTAAAGTTGTTGTCGTTACCGCTTGAATCTTTGCCAAGTGTTGTTGCAGTCGCTCCAGAATTGTCTGAAAAGTTCAAATAAAATCCATTTGTTCCATAACTTCCAATATATTTTTTTGGAATTAGCTGACCTGTTATAACATCTGTTTCTGTAAATGATGAAGGTGTTAACGCTTGTCCATCAATAAAATTGGCCTCGGCTAAATAAAATGGACTATTCTTGTATAAAACACCATTAAAATAAATAGCACCTAAAGACATTACATTGCCAGCAAGATTTGTTTCTGTGTCTGCGTCTTGTGCAACATTATTAGTAAAATTTAATGTTATTTGTTCTCCATTAACAAAAACTTTAATCCTATCTGCTGCTGCTGATTCAGTGGTATCAACAACATACAACAAATGCATCCAAGCTGATGAATCACGATATTTTGCAGTACTTAAAGTTTCTCCTTGGTCACTACTATCTTCAGCATGAGCATAAATTCTGTCATCTGTATAAAAACCCAATTGTGTTACACGTTGACCCCTTGTACCCGAAGGATTAGTAGATATATTGCAATTAAAAATACGAACAACTGCACTTGTAGTTAAGTTTGATCGTTTAATCCAGCCACTAAATGTAAAAGTTTTTCTATTACCTGTAGTAGTTATGGTTCTTGCTAAATAAGCATCATCAGCACCATTAAATCTTAAACTACGATCTATAGAGTAAGCTTTCTTTCCTGCTAGAAAGAAAGGTGATGGACTTCCTAAACTGGTCATTAGCTAAAGTTTCCAACAAACTGTGCAGAAATCTTAGTGGATGATCGAGCGATCCAAGCAATCATATCAACTGCATTTGCTCCTGTTGAAAGTGTAGGTGCTGTACCATCACTAAAATCCCAATACGATCCAAAAGTTGCGATTCTACTTCCTGTACCGTCTTGAATAATAAATATAACTCCTGATTGTCCAGCAGAAATATTTGAAGGATTAGCAAAATTAGCATTACCAGTAAGAGTAGTTGTAAAATTATTACCAGTTCTAAAGTCCAATGTAATTGTGGAAGCATAGCTGACAGTAATAACTTCTCCGATAGTTCCTTTCGTTGTGACCCTTCCGTTACCACCAGACGTTCCACCATTATCAAATACAAGGGTATTTAATCCACTTGTTTCGTGCTTTACGTTAGTGACTTTTAGTGTACTCATTTAACTAGGTTTTGGGTTGTCAGTTTTTACCTTTTCACAGGCTGCGTAATATGCTGTAAGTTTACTAGAATCTCCCTTACTGTTCCAGTACATAGCGTCTGCAAAGTCTTCCAAAGATGGATACAAAGGTTGTCTTGTATCTTTGTATTTTAATTTATCAAGTTCAACTCTTGCAGCATCAACATTGGATTGAGTAAATGATATTTTGTTTCCATCTTTATCTAAACCATAATTAACAAAAGAATCGTCAATCGTTTTTATAGATGGGTATGCTTTTCTTATTGCTTCATGGTCTAAGCTCATGCTTCTACCTCCATAAGAATAATACTTGATCCTGATACCATGCCGTAGGCAGCATCATATAATGTATGCGGTCTATTTACATAAACTTTAAGAGTTGCATCATTTCCATGTCTAGCTCTTAAACTATAAGTTATTGAACTTGTACCTCCTGCCGTATCTAAATATTTACCACTTATACCAAAGTTTCTATTAGCATGCATCGTAGATCCATACATAGTAACTCTTGATGAGCTTCCCGAAGCATCACCTGTTGAAGCAGTAAGAACTGAACCAGCTTTGTAAAGGGTTAATCCATACCTAAAATTATCTTCACCACCTATTCCAACATCAAACATTACTAATATTTTATTATTTGAATTTGATGGAGTTATTGAAGCAGTAAGACCAGTAATATCACCAGATTCTGCTCCTGTCCCTAAGTCATCTGACCAAGTATCAGTTTTATATGTTTGTATAACTTGAAGAATTTTACCTGTACTAGCAAATGATAAATTACCCGAAGCATCCGTTACAATAGCCTGTCCAGATGTTCCATCAGCATTTGGCAGTTTAAATGCTACATCTGCTGCACCTGGAGCATTGGTTGGTGAGTTGAGTGAAACAACATTACCGCCTGAGTGTTTTAGTGATATTTTGCTCATAATTAACTAGGTTTTGGGTTAGCGTCTTTAATCTCTTTGTTGTGTGCAGCAAAACTGCCTGTTGCATCTAGTTTACCAGCAATAATATCATCGTAAATCATTGCCATTTGCTCGCCTGTTGGTGCGTAAATTTTAGAGCCTGTTTGTGTTCTTTGTTCTTTGTATCCATTAGCTGCCTTATCAGCTAGAACTTTTGCTCTTTCAGAAACTATTAGAGATTCTTCCTCTGAAGTTACTTCAACTAATTTTCCATTTACTAATTTATTCATCTTTTAACTCCGTATAAAGCATAGTCACCTGTGGCAAGATCACCACTACTACTATAAATTTTAAATCCATTTGGATAATATGTAGTGCCTCCATCATAAAATGAGGCACTTTGAGTACTCCTTGGAGAACCTCCATTTGTTTCGTAAAAACCATTCATAAATACAGAATTTCCTTGATAACCAGCTTCCGCAGATGATTTTGGATAAATTACAAATTCAAGTTGACAACCTTCCCAGGCATTATTACCCATAGCAAAACATGCTCTGTATGCATCATCATTTACAGAAAGTCCAGTAGTAGAATGACCATAGTTCGTACTAATAGCCCAATCATAAGAAGAACCTGTTGCATCACTTCCACCTGATCTCCATCTAAACTGTAAGTTTGTATTATCTGTTGCTGGAACACTATTCCAGAGCATAATAAAATATTTATAAGTTGTTGTATCTAGACTATCAATATCCACGCTTGCGACAGCAGATGTCCAAGTAGCAGTGGCTATTTTTACGAAATCACTAGCAGCACTTATTCCAGTTCCAGAAATTCCAGCATCAGTTATTTGTATTCTTTCAACACCATTAGTTGAAAACTTGATGGTATTAGCAGAAGGGAAACTTATTCCTGTATCAACATCATCACCAGTTATAGCTGGTGCAGATACAGATCCAGCTACTCCTTTGATCGCTGGTGTTGTTCCTGATAGTTCTAAGCTCATAATTAAAGAATAACAAGAGTTGCCCCGTTTGGCACGACTACTTCTTTACCTGTATTTATTGTAGGCGATACTGTAATCGCATTTTTACCAGACGTTAAAGTATAGTTTTCTGTAATAGTTTGGCCTGTCTCTAAGAACACCTGATCGGTGCCTCCTCCAGTAGCTCCAGCACCTCCACCAAGCTCTCCCCAACCTGTATTTTTATATCCTTCAAATCTATTTTGGTCTGAGTTATATCTAAATTGTCCTATTGCTGCTGTTGGTGCTCCAGATTGTCCAGGTTGTTGTGCATCAGTCCCAACAGGAACTTTTAAAAACCCATTAGAGTTCATTGCCACATCACCTGTCATTACAGGAGTTGCTGCTACAACATGACCAAAGTTTGCTTCGTTTACTTTTCCTAACACAACATAAGTTGCAGTATCACCCGAAACTGATGTTGCTATTTTCAACTCATTTGTAGAAGTATTTATATGAGGTTGATGTTGAGCTATATTTGCTGCCCCACTTGGATCGCTACTTCCAGAACTTATTGTTCTTAATGCTTGAAATATTTCATTTAATTTTGTACGAACAGCAGCACCCGTTCCATTAGCCGACTGATAATTATTACCCGTTTCGCTGGTAGTAGAGCCTGGTCTAGCCATTTAAAAAAGTAACATTGAACCTATTCTAACTTGCTTTACCAAATCCGACAGCTTGATAGGTGAAATTTCTATCAACTGAAGCATTTGATGAATTTTTAAAATGAACAGTAAATCCCGTTCCAGAAATATTAGTTAGTTCAAAAAAGTCTCCAGATTGCATATTTTGTGCAGTAATACCAATCGAAGGTAATATGCTATTTGCCCCACCTTCAGTATTAGCAGTACCTACAAAGAAAGGATGCTGGAACGTAACTGCTTTTGCTCCTGCCCCACTTGCTGTAGTTGAGGGACTCTGTTCAGTTCTTTGTTCCATAAAAGCTGTATAACCTAACTGGAATACTCGAATATCTTGTGCAGGATCGTTACTTGTTAAATTTACTTTAAATTGAAAACCTCTTCCTTTATAAGTTCCATTTGCAAAAGTTTGAAAATCACTATAAGTAGGAGAACCACTATTAGGATTATCTTGGGTCACACGAACCAACATTTCAGCGTTGACATCAGTAGCAGTTAAACCTTCAAAGTCTCCTCGTGCATCTAAATCTGGTATTGAATCAAATAAATCAGATGGATAAAATGCTTCTGTTAAGAAATGACGTTTAAGATCAAGGCTAAATACATCTCCTAAATCTAAGGTTGTGCCTCCTGCTGTTCCGCCAAATTCGTAAGTGCCTAATGATGAAATACCTCCTATATCATCTATGGAATTTTCGGCATCAAAGTCAGCAATGCTATCAAATTGTCCTGTACCAGTTAAATTAAGAGAATTTGTTGTTGCATCAAAAGCAACATTAGTTTTTGTTCCTTGAAATTTCGGAACATCTAAATCTTCTCTTCTTGTTTGAATTAATTTATCATCAACTGTATCTGGTAAATCTAAAATTACACTTGCTTCACCATTGCTAAATCTACCACCATCATCTTGAAATTTTAAGATGTATTCTCCCTCAAGTAATGGAACATCAGCGATTGTTGTATTACCAGCTAGTGCTTCAACCAAATCTGTAGCATTTGAGAATGTTCCCGTTCCATCAGTTTTTGTAGAATGTCTTACATAGACACGACCACCATGAGTAACGTCTAAATCTGTTGCTAAATTCCAACGTAATCTCATAGTCTTTTTACTTATAGGTTCACCTGTAAGTCCAGTGACATCAGCAGGGACAGCAGTTTTACCAACAGTGTTAAAAGTATCAGTTGCAGCAGTGGCACTAGGTTCTAATGCAGAATTTAAACTACGAACAGATACTTCATAAGACCCTACTTGTGTGTTGAATATTTCAAAATCAGGACTTCCAGTTGTAGCTGAAACAATATTATTATCATCAAATCTATAGTTAATCATATAATTACTAACACCAGTAACAGGTTGCCATCTAATAATTAATTTAGATACTGGCTGATTGTTTATTAGTACAATCACTTCATCTGCACTTAATCCTTGAGGAGGTGGTTTAAGTAAATTTAAAGTGGTTATGTTTTGTGTTGTTATAGTTTCTCCATCTTCAATAAATGCATATTTATCATTTACATAGGCTAATGCTGATATTCCATAACTGATCCCATCTCGCTCTTCAACAGACATTACTCTAAATGACTGAGCAGAAACAGTGTCATTCTCAAGCATCCAAATACTATTAACATTTGGTGTCTGACTTAATGCACTTTCTAAAGTAATTACTTTGCCAGAAATAGAAGTTACATTTTTAGTCTCAACAGTACCGTTAGGTAATATGACACTTAATTTAGGATTATTCTGATCTGATAAATCAGTATCACTAGAATTATCTACTGTTATTTGAGTTGTAGTAGCTGTATTAATTCTTCCTGCTCTTCTTATCCCTGCTCTTGCTGGATCAGAAATACTAATGATTGCTCCAGGGCGAACAACACATCCTGACTCCATCGAAACAGAAAAGTTTACAGCTTCAGTTTCTCTTTGTTCTGCAAATAATATAGCTTTTGCAAATCTTCTAGCCTGACCTCTACTTGTGCAACCTAATGCTTTTACTCTTTTAACATGAAGTCCATACTTACTTCTATAAGCTGCTTCGGCTTCGACCTCTTCATAATCTAAATCTCTAGTTTCCATATTAAAATATGAAACTGCGACTACTGTACTTCTAGTTTTTAAACTGCTTCCTGTATAACTAAAACCCTCTGGCCCAACATTAGCTAGTGTGAATAAATAACTTGGATCTTTTGGACTATCTTGGGTAAGAAGTAATGCACCCTCAGACCAAATAGGCATACATCTCATTATTCCAGACAAAGTATTTATGACAGTAAATGCTTCTACACTTGTCTGAATATTTATATTGCAAGCAAATCTAGCTTCCTGTCCACCAAATCCATCATCGACAAGAGTATTAGAAAATTTACTAGCAGTTACAAATGAAAATAAATCTAAATTACTATCAATAATATGATTACCTAATCCATATCTTGTATTTGTAAGTAGGTCGAGAAGTATCATGGCAGGGCACGTTGTCCATTGAGCAGCACCCATTACACCATTGAAAATATAGCCAGCAGGGTAAATTATTCTTCCTGTTTGTAAATCTACTGTTGGAGTGCCAGATGAATTAGCTCCTGCACCTGGGATTCTTACTTTTATTCCTCTAATTCTAAATTTTCTAGAAGGAATCCTATTGAAAAATTCTGAATCTAAACGAAGTCTTGTAAAAGCACTATTTGGATATGTACTTGTATCATCTTCTAGCTCTGAAAAAGATTGCCAAATTAAATCTTTAAAGATTCGATCTGTGCTATTTCCCGATGTTTTTACCAGACGGACATCTACAGGATGAGCACCAGTAAGTTCTATTCTATATTCCTTGTTATAAGCATCTGCTGTTCTTCCTGTAATAGTATCAGAGTGAACTGTGGTATAACCACCGCCATTATATTGAAGTTGAATATCAAAAGTAACTTGAGAACCTACAATATCTCCATTATCTTTTATTCTTTGTAAAACAGGAACAGTAACGGTTATTTTTACAGCATCTAAATTAGAATTATTTGTAAGTTGTCTAGTTATTGGATTACCGTTTTTAACTTCCGTTCCTACATTAAAGAGAGAAGCACTTCCCGAAACTTTAGACATTTTTGTTTGAGGATCTGTCCCAAAACGAATATCCAAGTCCCCATCTTGTACGGGATGATTAAAGTCAATAGGTTGTGGATCGGTTGAATCAGCAGAAGAAGTTAAAATAGGAGTATTATCTAAAAAAATATCTTTCTTTGCAGCATTTTTATATGCAGTAGTGCCTTTAGTTCTTCCTTCTTTTGAAGGACTTGAAAAACCTTCTATTTCACCTTCAGAAATAAGATCAAGTAAAGTCGCAAACTGTTTACTATGTAAGTTATCAGGTGTAATAGTCGGTGGATCGCCACCGCCACTTTTACCACCACCAGCAGATCCAGCTATATGTTTATTATCTTCAATCATGCTTGTACCGCTTCTGTATCTATGTCACCACTTATAACAACTGAACCTGTAAATATTTCACCATAAACAATAGGAACTGGAGTGCCAGCCCTTGCTGTGTTTTGCGTTCCAGCAAAGTTAAATGATATTTGTGGATTGTCTTCAAATGAAGGATCTTGAGTTGGATAAAGTATATTACCGACACCTTGAAGTATTAATCCAGCACCTATATAACTTAAACCTGTACCAACAGCCGTTCCTATTCCAGTTCCAGCCAATCCTGCTGCTCCAGTCGCTCCTATAGCTTGTGTACCAAATAATCCTGCACCTGGGAAAAAGAATGATGCACCGATCAATGCTGCTCCTAACAAAATAGTATTAAAAGTATCTCCACCAGCACCACTAATTACAGGAATTATATGAATATCCTGTTGGCCTATTGGATCGTGTATTTGATTTTCAGTTATTTCATAATTACCTATCTTTACTAGATAATGTTTTGGATTCATATACTTTTCAACTTCTGGAAAATTGTTTACTAAAAAACTAATAGCTTGAGGTAAATTATG